CCCTGTCTGGTCGCAACCTACGGGAGCGCATGACGCTTACAATCAGGGTGACGTGGTGGACTTCAATGGAGTTCTCTATGAGTCCCTGATTGACGGGAACACCTATTCGCCTGAAACCTATCCTGATGGCTGGAAGGTCTACACCGACTGACAGAGGGATTGATACACCCAACTTGAAAGGTGGTGAGGACAATGTTTGCAGTTTGGTAAAGTCCCCATGAGGGGACGCACTGTAGTAGAAGGGTCAAGCCCTTTTCCTACCGATACACAGAGGAAAGGAGAAGGACAATGCAGGTAGATGTATCTCTTATCATTTCTGTCTTGTCCGTGTGTATTGCAGGGGTAGTGGCTGTGACCAGTATCCGAAGAAGCAAAACTAACGATGACAAGAAAGAAGCGTCTGAAATGACCACCCTCATTGTGAAGTTGGAAAACATCAACAATGGTGTAAACGAAATCAAGTCCGATATGCGTAATATGCGGAACGATATTCAGGACTTGCGTGAAAGGTTGGTCATCGTGGAGCAATCCACAAAATCCGCACATCACAGGCTGGATGGCATAACGGATGGTCATGTCCCTCCTGCCTAAACCGAAAACCGTCAGGACGTAGGTTCTGACAAGTCCAATGGGACTATGAGCGTAACGCTTGTAGTCCCAATTTTTATTTTCAGGAGGTAACAACAATGCTTACTAACATCAACTGGACTGTTCGTATCAAGAACAAGAACTTTTGGATTACCATTATCCCTGCTGTGCTTCTGCTTGTGCAGGTGGTAGGTAACGTCTTTGGCTTCACCCTTGACCTGGGTGACCTGGGTAACAAGCTGCTTGAAGTGGTTAATGCCCTGTTCGCAGTGCTGACCATTCTCGGTATCGTTACTGACCCTACCACTGCGGGTGTGACTGACTCTAAGCAGGCCATGACTTATACTGTGCCGAAGGAGGACTAACCTATGAATTTGCGAAAACTCATTTTCACAAACAATGCCTGTTATAAGGCGGGACGATATATCACGGTGAAGGGTATCATGGTGCATAGCACAGGTGCAAACAACCCTTGGCTGAAACGCTATGTTGGCCCCGATGACGGTTTGCTGGGCAAGAACCAGTACAACAATCACTGGAACCAGGCTATGGACAGAAAGGTTTGTGTACATGGGTTTATCGGCAAACTGGCTGACGGCACTATCGCTACCTATCAGACCCTTCCCTGGAACATGAGAGGTTGGCACGGTGCGTCTGGTAAAAACGGTTCCAGCAACGATACTCACATTGGTTTTGAAATCTGTGAGGACGGCTTGACTGACGCTACCTATTTCAACAAGGTCTATAAGGAAGCTGTGGAACTGTGTGCCTATCTCTGCGAAATGTTCAATCTCACGGAAAAGGACATTATCTGCCATAGTGAGGGATACAAACTGGGTATTGCGTCCAATCATGGGGACGTAATGCATTGGTTCCCGAAGCACGGTAAGAGCATGGACACTTTCAGGGCTGATGTAAAAGCCCTTCTGAACCAGTCTGCCGAAGCCCCGGTTGAACCTGAAACGCCTGCCGTGGACAATCCGTCCACCGTTTGGAACTACTTCAAGGGGAAGGGTCTGAATGACTTTGCCGTGGCTGGTATCATGGGCAACATTCATGCGGAGTCTGCGTTCAAGCCTACGAACCTGCAAAATACCTATGAAAAGAAGTTGGGTTATACCGATGACAGCTACACTAAGGCTGTGGACAACGGTTCCTACGATAACTTCATCAAGGATAGCGCAGGGTACGGTCTGGCGCAGTGGACGTATTGGAGCCGCAAGGAAGCACTCTTGAAGTTTGCCCAGGCCGCAGGTGAGTCTATCGGTGACCTCGGTATGCAGCTTGACTTCATGTGGAAGGAAATGCAGGGCTACAAGTCCATGATGACTACCCTCAATAACGCTACTTCTGTTCTGGAAGCGTCCAACGCTATCCTGTTGCAGTATGAGCGTCCCGCTGACCAGAGCGAAGCCGCACAGACCAGACGTGCCGGGTATGGGCAGACCTACTACGATAAGTACGCAGGAGCCGTCCAGAAGCCCGCTACGGACAGTTTGTACCGTGTACAGGTTGGTGCTTACTCCAAACTGGAAAACGCCACCAGACAGCTTGCAGCGGTTCAGGCGAAGGGATTTGAAGCCCTCGTCAAGAAGATTGGCAATCTGTATAAGGTGCAGATTGGAGCGTACAGCGTCAAGGCCAATGCCGAAGCACAGCTTGACCGTGTGAAAGCGGCTGGGTTCGCTGACGCTTATATCACCAACGAAAGCGGCGGTACTGTGGTAGCCACTGACACCATTCAGGAACCTACCTATGTGACCTACAAGGTCAAGAAGGGTGACTCCCTGTGGAGTATCGCAAAGGCCAATCTGGGCAACGGTAGCCGCTGGACGGAGATTAAGAGTCTGAACGGTCTAAAGAGCAATACCATCCATGCGGGTCAGGTGCTTAAACTTCCCGATTAAGGTTCTTGCGCTTCACAGCACAGATTGTGGTGTGAAATAGCAGGGTTCCGTGAATTGTCGGATTTGTCCCCAAAGGTGGAGGATTGAGGTTGAAATCCGACTGCCTACCATCTCGTTTGAGATGGTAGGTTTTTTCATTGATAGAACTAAGGTTGTAGGCAATCGTCACTTTGAAGTGGTCATCGTCCTCGTCCCATACGGTGATACAATTCACGAACAGGTCAATGACCAATCTGCGGAAGTCATCATCTTCAATATCCCCGCCTTTGAACTGTTCAAGCCAGAAAATAACCTGTTCCTTGTCAAGGTAGATGACCTTCTTTTCTTCCTTTTTCAGTTCTTCTTCCAGAGTCTTTTTGTCCTTCTCCAATTCCACCATACGCTTCACAAGGGTTTCCGGGGATAGACCACTCTCAATAGCCTTGGTGAGGTTGGCAAGGGACAGTTTGGTTTCATGCAGCCTGTCTTTGATGGCGGGAATGTCCGTGCTGCCCTCTATATCATGGAGGTTGGTACGGATAGCTACCTCTGCAATCTGTTCAATATTCTCGTCCGTGAGCAGTGACATAGCGTCACGGATAACTACGTCCTCTATGAAGTCTTGACGAAGGTTCCGCTTCTGACAGTCTACATGGAGGTTTTTCTTTCCATAGCACTCATAGTAGGTATAGCCTGACGTGCTGTTGCTGCTGGCGTTCATACGGGAACCGCAGTGACCGCAGTACAGCTTCCCAGAGAGCAGGTAGACCCGTTTGGCTTTATGCTGGCCGGGAGCCTTGGAGTTTGACTTCATACGGGCTTGCACCTGATAGAACAGTTTCTTATCAATGATGGCAGGTATAGCGTCCTCTGCCCTATAATCGTGGTACTGATACACGCCAATGTACCGTTCATTGTGGAACATCTTACTGAAAGAACTCTTTCCGAACCGTGCGCCTTTTGAGGTCTTATACCCACGGGCATTGAACAGACGGCATATTTCGGCTACGCTGTGACCTTCTGCGTACATTTCAAAGGCTTCACGGACAATCGGTGCGGTTTCTTCATCAATGACCAGTTTCTTTCCCTCGGACTTGTAGCCCAGGGGAATAACCCCGCCAATGGAGTTATGCTTATAGGCTGACTCTTTCATACCACGGTTTATCTTCTGGGAGAGTTCCGCACTGTAGAACTCGGCCATACCTTCAAGGACGGACTCTAAGATGATACCTTCTGGGTCATTGGAAATATTCTCTGTGGCTGATATAAGCTGCACACCGTTCTTCTTCAAGCGGTATTTGTAGTTGGCACTGTCATAGCGGGAACGGGCAAACCTGTCCAGCTTGTAGACAATGACCGCTTGGAAGTTATTCTTTTCAGAGTCCTTTATCATGCGTAGGAACTCTACACGCTTCTCAATATCCTTACTGGCTGATGTGGCACGGTCAGCGTAAATCTCTACGATACGGAACCCGTGACGCTGGCAGAAGTCCGTACAGACACGTATTTGTCCTTCAATGGATTGTTCGGTCTGATTGGCACTGGAATAGCGCACATACAGACAGCAGGTCTTTATATCTTCATACATGGTTCTTCCTCCATTCTGTCAGGTCAATTATCCTACACTTGTGGATACTTTTTCTTTGTCCATTCTACGGGTTTCTGCAACAAGAGTACTCTCCACAACAGTTCGTCCTTCCTTGTCCAGTTCACGAAGTTTGAGGATGAACCACTTTTCGTCAGCCGTTAAGGTCATAGCAGGGTCATCCAGAATGGTTATAGCTTTTTCTTTCAGGGTATCTATCCCCAAAAGATAATCTGTTGACACTCCTAAATATTCCGCAAGTGCGCTGATGGTATCGCTTTTAGGAGTCTTACCATTCTTCCATTTGCTTATATTCCCGGTACTCATACCCAGTTCTTTCACCATGTTTGTAATAGATGTGCCTTTTTCCTGGCATATCATTTTGAGTCTTTCATAGAACATCGAAAAGTCCTCCTTCAAAAAAATATTCCTAAATTGCATTTTGGGTATTGACAAGCGCACTTTGGGAATGTATAATGGGGACTGTAAACAAAAGTTGTTGTTTACAGGCGCAAGAAACCCGCCCACACTGGCGGTAGTTTTTCGCCTGTGTAGGTAGTCAATGGTATTCAAGTGTGGCAACTTAATTATACCCATTGAAGCCTTCCTTGTCAACTATTGTTTACAAGAATTGAACCGAAAGGAGGGAACTGACGTGGAAGAACTGGACGCTATTCGTGAACGGTTAAAGAAGCACCGATTGTCTTTCGTGTGGCTTATTGTGCAGTTGCGTCAGAGGGGTATCATCACGGACAAAACCGAAGTGAGTTCTGTCTTTGCTGGAACCCGTACTGGTGCAAAGGCCGAAGCCATTGTAAAGACCGCAACGTATATCCTGGACGATTACGAACAGGGTAAGGTGTCTGTCCACGGAGTCTAAAATGCTGACTGTGTTACTGGAAGAAAAGCCCTTTTGCACAATCCTTGCCCGTAAAGTTGAAGCCTACTTCCAGGACGAAGAACACCGTAAGCGGTTTGAGGAATGGTATAGGAAGAAGTACGGCAAGGACTATGAATGGAGGTAGAGATGAAGTCATCAACCGTGAATAGGACGGTTGGCACACGCTTTGAAGATGACCTGTGCTGGCTCTTGGCTGAACGTGGCTGGTGGTCACACAATCTATCTCAAAACCAGACCGGGCAACCCGCAGACGTGATAGCGGTCAAGAACAATGTTGCAGTCCTGATTGACTGTAAGGTATGTGCTGACAACCGCTTCACTCTCTCCCGTATAGAGTGTAACCAGGAAGGGGCTATGACCCTCTGGGAGCAGCGTGGTAACGCCTACTGCTACTTTGCTATGAAACTGAATGACGGTGAAATCTACATGGTCGGCTTTGATGACCTGAACCTGCTTTCCCTCCACCGTGTAAAAAGCCTGAACGAAGCAGAGTTGAGAAAGTTCCCTACTCTGACGGAATGGCTGAATGAAATGGAGGAAGCTGGATGTTGACGGAAATCGGAAGCACAATCAAAATCACTGACCCGTCACCACAACTCATAGCGTGGTGCAAAGACAATCTGGTTTTAGCGAACCCGGACTATCAAAAGAAGGTGCGTATGCACCTGTGGGTAGGAAATACCCCGAAGAAGCTGTTTTTATACAGCATGAATGGTAGTGACCTTATCCTTCCCTTTGGCTGTCTACGGTCAATTCTGCCCCTTCTGGAAGGGGATTGGAAGAAGCTGTACCGCAAGCCAGTCAAGGTAGACTTTGGCGGGAAAGTCCCGCTGTATGACTATCAGGAAGAAGCGGTTGCCGCTATGATTATCAATCACTACGGTATCCTGCAATCCCCCGCAGGCAGTGGTAAGACCCAGATGGGAATTGCCCTGGCCGCTGCACTGGGAGTCAAGACCCTGTGGTTGACGCACACAAAAGACCTGCTGAACCAGAGCAAGGACAGAGCAGCGCAGTACATCAATGCTGACCTGCTTGGCACTATCACCGAAGGTAGGGTGGACATAGGCAAGAGCATGACCTTTGCCACTATCCAGACGATGTGCAAGATTGACCTGGAACAGTACAGGGATGAATGGGACTGCGTTATTGTGGATGAATGTCACCGTGTAAGCGGTACGCCTACTGCGGTAACCCAGTTCAGCAAGGTACTCAACGCTCTACGGGCAAGGCACAAATACGGCCTGTCAGCCACGGTACACCGTTCAGACGGCCTTATCAAGGCAACCTACGCCATGATTGGCGAAGTGGTTTGGACGGTTCCTGACGAAGCTGTGAGGTCAAGAGTGATGACCGTGAACGTAGTCCCGAAGGAAACGGGCGTGGGGTTGAGTATCCACTTTCTGAACAGTGATGGTACTGTCAACTATGCGAAGATGATAAGTTACCTCACCGAAACAGAAGCACGAAACAGGTTCATCCTTGATGACCTGATGGAGAACCGTGACCACTTCAACCTTGTTCTCTCTGAAAGAGTAGACCACTTGAAGGAACTGTACTCCATGCTGCCCCCGGCACTGAAAGCCCAGGCCGCCGTCATTGACGGCACGATGACCAGCAAGGTGAAGAAAGCGGAACGGGAGCAGGCCATTGAGGATATGCGAACTGGCAAGAAACGCTATCTGTTCGCAACCTACGCCTTGGCGAAGGAGGGGTTGGATATTCCCCGCCTTGACCGTCTGTATTTGACCACGCCACAAAAGGACTACGCTGTGATTGTTCAGAGCGTGGGACGTGTGGCAAGAGTCTTTAAGGGCAAAGAGCAACCCATTGTGTATGACTATGTAGACAATATCCGTTCCCTGCTAAAGTCATACAAAACCCGCTGCACTCACTACCGAAAATGCGGGTGCAACATTACGGAGGAATAAGACGATGTGGAAATTTGTCAAGCGAATTTTCTTTGGAACGGTAGGCTTCCTGTGGATGGTCAGCCTTTGCGCCGTTGATAGTGTAAGCTGGATACCGTTTATTATTTTCTGCATTTGTTCTTCAATCCTTGGTCTGTGGGCTTGGTGGAATAACTGGTTTGCAGACTATGAGTATGAGGAGGACTGAAATGCTGAATGTGCTATCACTATTCAGCGGTATCGGAGCCTTTGAACGTGCGCTGGAAAACGTGGGTATCAGATACAATCTGGTCGGCTACTGCGAGATTGACCAGTATGCCAGTAAAGCCTACTCTCTGCTGCATGGTGTTCCTGAAAGTCTGAACTACGGGGACATAACGAAGATTGACGAAACCCTGTTACCGAAGAACATTGACCTGCTGACCTACGGCTTCCCGTGCCAGGACATATCTATTGCCGGGGCAAAGAAGGGACTGGTGGACAGCGAGGGCAAGAAAACCAGAAGTGGTTTGTTCTTTGACGCACTGCGTATCATCGAAGCCACAAGGCCGAAGATTGCGATTGCGGAAAACGTGAAGCACTTGACCAGTAAAAGCATGAAGCAGATTTTTGACCTTGTTCTGCAAAGTCTTGAAGAAGCAGGCTACAACAACTACTGGCAGGTGATGAACTGTTCGGACTACGAACTGCCGCAGAGCCGGGAAAGGGTTCTTATCGTATCAATCCGAAAGGACGTGGATGACGGAAAGTTCCGCTTCCCCGCTGCCGTACCGCTGACAACCTGTATGGGTGACTATCTGGATGACGAAGTACCAGAAGGGTTCTACCTGTCAGAGGACAAGACCAAAAGCGTCATAGCCCACAATGCGGCGCACCCAGGTCATATCGGGGACAGGGGGGGGATATGCCCAACGCTCCTGTCACGGGACTACAAAGACCCGAAAGTGGTGATATGCAAGATGGTGATTAAACAGATTGCCGATTTGCAGCACTACGGGAATGACCAGATGAACCGGGTGTATTCGCCTGATGGCCTGTGTCCTACCCTGAAAACCGTATCTGGGGGGGGACGAGAAGTGAAGGTCTATGATGGAGAACGATACCGCAAGCTGACTCCTACGGAGTATTTCAGGCTGATGGGGTTCACTGACGCTGATGTGGAACTGCTGATGAACAACGGCATTTCCAAAACCCAGATTTACAAGATGGCTGGCAACTCCATCCCAGTAAAAATGCTGGAACACCTTTTCAGGGCTGTCTACCCGAAACGCAAAGTTGCTGACCTGCTGGCTGACTCTCTAAAATTATTTGAAGAAGGGAGGTAACCTATTGGTTCCAAACACATTCATTTTCGACTGTGAGGTATTTGCCCACGATTGGCTGTTTGTGTTCAAGGAAGTTGCTACCGGGCAGTACACCGTCATCCACAATGACAATGACGCTGTGCTGGCGTTCATGGAGCAGGAACCATACCTGGGCGGTTTTAACAACAAGCACTATGACAATCACATTCTGAAAGCTGTGATGATTGGTGCAGACCCCGAAACGGTGAAAGAGGTCAATGACCTTATCATTGTGGAGGAGATTGACGGTTGGGACATTCCCTACCTGCGTGACTACCGGGTGTACTTCCATAGCTTTGACCTGATGGATGACTGTCAGGAAGGAACGTCCCTCAAAGGGTTTGAAGCCCATTTGGGTATTCCCATTGAGGAAACGGAAGTGGACTTCACCATTGACCGCAAGCTGACCCCTGCGGAGTTGGAGCAGACCATTCAGTACTGCAAGTACGATGTGGACGCTACCGAACTTCTCTACTCAATCAGGCAAAACTACCTCAAAAACAAGGCTACTCTGGGCAGAGTCCGTGGGTTGGACGAGCGTAAGGCTATGTATATGACCAACGCAAAACTGACCTCTGTGTACCTGAACGCAGTCAAGCCGAAGAAACCGTGGACGGACGAGCGTGAGTATGAGTACCCTGACAAGCTGTTAAGGGAATACATACCGCAGGAGGTCTTTGACTTCTTTGACAAGCTGCATGACCCTACGGTGACTAACCTTGAACTGTTCGGCGGGTACGATGAACACGGCAAGAAAGTCAAGAGCGCAAGCCTGACATTCCCCCTTGGGGAGTGCATTATCACGGTTGGCATGGGTGGTATCCACGGTGCGATACCCAACTACGTTGAGGTTGCAACCGAAACACGCTCCATGCGAAACAAGGACGTTGCGTCCTACTACCCTCACCTGATGACCATACCGCTGTCAGAGGGCAGAAAGTACGGTTTCTGTAGCCGAAATATCCCGTCCCCGGAAGTCTTTGTGCAGACCCTTGAAGATAGAGTCAAGGCAAAGAAATCTGGTGATAAGGACACGGCAAACGCACTGAAACTGGTACTCAATACCACCTACGGTACAATGCTCAACGGCAAAAACGGCGTGGCCTACAATGACCTTTATGACCCCCTCATGGGAAGAAGCGTGTGTATCACAGGTCAGCTACTTCTTCTGGAACTCTCTGTACACCTGACCAGGGAATGTCCTACTCTCAAAGTCATCCAGCTTAACACGGATGGTATCATGGTGAGTTTCGACAACTCTGACGAAGCGAAGTGGCAGGAGATAACCCAGGAGTGGCAAGACCGAACTGGATTTGAACTTGAAGAAGATTTTATCAAGAAGATAGTCCAGAAAGACGTGAACAACTACGTGGAAGTCCCCCTGGATGGCGGTGAACCGAAGGTCAAGGGTGTACAGCTTGTCCGTGGCGTTCTCACAAACGGCAAGTTCGACTTTGCAGCACTGGGACTTCCTGAATGGGAATGTATCTCTGGCGGTGCTTTCAAAATCAACAATGACGCTGTTGTGGTCGCAAGGGCAATCCGTGACTACTTTGTAGATGGGACTCCCCCGGAAAAGACCATTGAGGACGCTGACAACATTCTGGACTTCCAGTTGATAGCGAAGGTCGGAGGTAAGTACTCTGGCGTGGTTCACATGATAGGTGACCAGGCTATCCCCGTCCAGAAGGTCAACCGGGTCTACGCCACGGCTGACAGAAGCTACGGCACACTGTACAAGACTCATGCTGTTACAGGCAATCCCGCAAAAGTGGCGGGACTCCCTACGCACTGCGTAGTGGACAACAACAACCAGCTTCCCATTGAGGTTGTAGACCGTAAGTGGTACTTGAAGCTGGCACAGAAGTATATCAATGACTTCCTGGGCATTAAGCCGCCTAAGAAGAACACAAGAAGGATTAACTCTTTGAAGAAGAAATCCTTGGCATTATTCGATTAAGGAGGAAATGCAAAATGATTAAACTGTTTATCTCTCAGCCCATGAAGGGCAAGTCTGACGCTGAAATCCTTGCAGTTCGTCAGCAGGCTATCCAGTCTGCAAGACGCAACCTTGGTGTGGAAGTAGAGATCATCGACTCTTTCTTCCAGAACGCTCCTGCTGACGCAAAACCTCTCTGGTATTTGAGCAAGTCCCTTGAACTCCTGTCTACCGCTGATGTGGCCTATTTTGCGCCCGGTTGGGAAACTGCCCGTGGCTGTAAGATTGAGAATGAGTGTGCTATCGCTTACGGTATCACGGTCATTGAGGACTACACCCAGGGTAGAAAGTCCGAAGGTGTGACCATTACCCCGGAACAGTATCACCAGGCGGTCATCCAGACTATGAAGGAGGAAGCCGCAAGTCCCGCAACGCAGGGAATGGGCAAACTCCTTATCCCTATGGTAGGTGCGATTTTCGCAAAGAAGATTGAAGAAAAGCTGTTCAATAAGGAGGGCAAGAACAATGGCTAACATCTATGAAGGTATGAACGTGCGTCAGAAGCTGGCGAAAGCCCGTCTGTATTTCCTGAACCAGAAGGTCACGAAGTCTGGCAAGAACATTCACTTGGAGTTCAAGTACTTTGAGTTGCAGGACATTGTACCCCCTGCGCTGCGTATCTTTGCCCGTGTGGGTCTGGTGAGCAATACCGTGTTTGACGGTGAAAAGGCTACCATGACCATCTACAACGCTGATGACCACAACGAACCCGGCTTGGAGTTCGTGCTTCCCTACCGTGAGGTCGGTCAGATTATCAGCAATTCTGGCAAGGAAGTCACGAACATCATGCAGGCACTGGGTTCCTCCACTACTTATCTGCGCCGTTATCTGTGGATGATGGTTCTGGATATTACGGAGCCTGACAGCGTTGACCCCAACCTGACGGACGAGGATGACCCTGCTACCGATGACAACAATGAGTTCAAGGAGGAAGCCCAGGCCGCTGCCGCTGCTGCCCCTGAAAAGAAGCAGAGCAAGAAGAAAGCCCCTGCCACTGCTGCGGAGCGCAAGCAGGCGAAGGAGGAACTGACTTCCACTGATACCCCCGCCACGGAGGAGCAGATTGATACCCTGAAAGCCCTTTGCAAGGACTTGATGGAGAAGGATGAAGCCCAGGAGGAGTTTGTTCAGCAGATTGCCATGAAAACTGACGGCTTCACCACTATCACTGCTGCTGTCTGTACCGAACTGTGCAACAATCTGACCGCTGTTCTGGCTGAATACGGCGAGTAAGGAGGGCTGACCTATGGATAAAGTACAGGTTCACGCTGAAATCTGTGACGGTATCAAAGTCCTCTATCAGCGTAAGAACGCAGACTACGGTGACAGCTTTGCAAAGGCCAGACGGGAAGTCCCCAACTATACCCTTGGCAAGCTGTATGACAAGTTCCAGCGTTACATGACCCTCACCCGCAACGGTGAGGATACCGCAAGGGTAGATGAAACCCTGGACGATACCCTGATGGATTTGGCGAACTATGCCATTATGGAACTCACCGAAAGACGGTGCGAGAAGGAGGTACAGCAGGCATGAGAAAGTTACTGCGTAGTGTCGCAAGACACAATATGAAACGTGCTGGTATCCAGCACATGAACCGCAAGGGTGCAGACGGCAAGAGTTTCTTTGCCAAACACTGGCGGGACTACGTGTAAGGGAGGGAGTCAGCTATGAAGTGGAATGACAATGGTACTATCACCATCACTCCCCCGGCAAGACCTAAGAAGGTCACGGGTACAAGGTTTGCCGCCATTATGGGGCTGAACCAGTGGACTACCCCCTTTAACGCTTGGTGTGCTATCACCAAAACCTATGAGGAGCCGTTCACCGAAACCATTTACACTGCCGCAGGTAAGGCTATCGAGCCGAAGCAGGCAGAGTACATGAAGGAGAAGTACTTCTGGAAGAACCTGACTACGCCTACCGATGTGTACGGCGCAGACTACTTCAAGAAAACCTGGGGTGACTTCTTCCGTGACGTTCCTGTGTTCGGCGGTATGTGGGACTACCTGTTCACTGATAAGGACGGCAAGCCTACCACCGTGCTTGAAATGAAAACCACGAAACGTGCGGAGGACTGGATTAACGGTATCCCCGAATACTACGCTTTGCAGGCTGCGCTTTACGCCTATCTGCTTGGTGTGGATGACGTTATCATGGTCTGTTCCATCTTGGAGGAGAAGGACTATGACAAGCCCGAAGCCTTTACCGTGACCGCAGAGAACACCTTTGAGAGAGCGTTCAAGGTTTCGGAGCGTTACCCGAATATGGCTAAGACCATCAAAAAGGTCGAAAAGTGGTGGAAAGACCACGTGGAGGGCGGCGTTTCTCCGAAGTATGACGAGAAGAAGGACGCTGACATTCTCAAAGTTCTCCGTGCCAATAACCTGTCCCCGGAGAGTGACCTTGACGCTATGGTGGCCGAAGCGGAGCAGTTGCAGGATAAGATTGACCAGGTTCTGGCGGGTGTGGCCGAAGATGAAAAGCGGCTGAAAACCCTGAAAGACCTTATCAAGGAAGCCTGCGTTGAGAAGTTCCGTGACGGCGATAAGCAGGTCATTGTCAAGGGTTCCCGGTTCGACTGGGTGACCGCAAAGAGTACGTCAATGAAGATTGACGAAGCCGCTATGAAGGAGGACGGGGTTCTGGACAAGTACAAGACTAAGGAAACCGTCACGTACCGTCTGACCCCGAAGGAAAGAAAGGAGTAAAGCCCCTATGACTATCAACCCCGTTTTGTTCGGAGTACTGGCTACTCTGGCAATCGAAAGCGCAGTCTTGAACCTGGCCGTTATCGGCGGGTATCTGACTGCACTGTATAAGAAAAATCGCTATGGCAAGCGTGTTGCCAACAACACAACTAAAGGAGGAAAATAACAATGGCTAAGATTGGTTTGAGTGAGGGCTTTTCCCTTATTCCCGAAGGAACCCATGTGTTCCAGATTACCGCTGTCAACTACAAGGAGGACTTTGGTAAGATGGAAATTACCATGCAGCTTGCCAGTGGTCAGAAGCACGTGGAACGCTTCTCCCTGCTTGGCAAGGATGGTGCGCCTAACCAGGGCGGCTTGAACGCTTTCAGCTACTTTGCAAAGACCGCACTGAATGACTTCTCCCTGTCTGAAATTGACCATGAAGATTTGGTCGGCTGCTTCATTCGCTGCACCGTGGAGCATGAGGACGTAGAGTCCAATAAGACCCCCGGCAAGTTCTTGAAGTTCGCACGTCTGGGCGATAAGGAGTCTGCCGATGGTTTTGACGAAGTTCCCCAGGCAAAGAAAACCGCTGCCCCCGCTGCGAAGCCTGCCACTGGCAAGAAGCCCTTTGACCTGAATAGCATTTTGGGATAACCCCTGTATAAGCTGCGGAGAGGGCGAAGTTTTACCTTCAAACTCTCCAATGCTTATATCTGAAAATGCAGTTTTCAAGAAATGGAGGAACCTATGAACATTACTACACAAGACCGCATTGACCAGTTCCGTCAGCTATTCGCAGAAGTCTTTAACGGAGAAGCCATTCAGCATTTTGTGAATGAGTTAAGTGGTATGGGGTTCTTTGACGCTCCTGCGTCTACGAAGTACCACGGGAACTACTCTGGCGGTCTGTTTGACCATTCCTACGAAGTCACGGTTGCCCTTCTGAAACTGACGGAGCAGCTTCACCTTCACTGGGAGCGCAAGGAAAGCCCCTACATTGTGGGTATGTTCCATGACCTGTGTAAGTGTGACCAATACACTTATGACCAGAAGGAAAAGGCTTGGAAGTACAAGCCCAACCTTCTCCTTACAGGTCACGGTGACAAGTCCGTTATTCTCACCCAGACCATTGTGCCTGACATGACCGCAGAAGAAATCCTCTGTATCCGCTGGCACATGGGAGCCTATGACGATAAGGAGAACTGGAACAACCTGGGTGCGGCTATTGAAGCCTACCCCAACGTCCTTTACACCCATACGGCTGACATGATTGCGTCCCGTGTGAGAGGGATTTAAGGAGGGCTGCGATATGAAGTATCTCATTGGTGCGGCTATCATTCTGTTCCTGCTGTTCCTTGTGTTCGGCGTTGGATTTATCACAGGAGTAGCCGCTACGATTTACAAATATCTGGAAGAAAAGGAGGAAGCAAGCCATGAACGGTAAAACATATCAGGATTTAGCCATGCGTACCAACGATGGCAAGGCTACGGAACGTCTGCTGGACAAGTACGATATGATTGACTTTTTCAGACAGGCAAAGGCCGATAAGCCCTGTGAGAAGTATGACCTTGGCGGTATCCTGAACGGCTGTTTGGGTCTGTCCGGGGAAGCTGGCGAGTTCAATGACATGGTGAAAAAGTGGATTTTCCACGAAAAGCCCCTGGACGTTGACCATGCCCAGAAGGAGGTAGGTGACATTCTGTGGTATATCGCCATGATTTGTCACTCTTTCGGATGGGACATGGACAAGATTATGCAGATGAATGTGGATAAGCTGAAAGCCCGTTACCCGGAAGGGTTTGATGTGAACCTGTCTGCAAACAGACAAGAAGGTGATGTGTGATGAACTACCACAATATCACCACTGACGATTTGAGCAACGGGGACGGACTGCGGGTAGTCCTTTGGGTTGCAGGGTGTGAACACCACTGCAAGGGCTGTCAGAACCCCGTGACATGGAACCCTGATGACGGACTCCCCTTTGACGAAAAGGCAAAAGCTGAACTGTTCCGTGATTTAGACCATGACTATGTATCGGGTATCACTCTCTCTGGCGGTGACCCGTTGTATCCCGGCAATCGTGCCGAAATCGCTGACCTTCTCAAAGAGGTCAAGGCGAAGTTCCCCGGTAAGACCGTGTGGCTGTACACTGGCTACCTGTGGGAGCAGATTATGACCGATGACCAGTTGACCGAAATGATGAAATCCGTTGACGTTCTGGTGGACGGTGAGTTTGTGGCTGACCTGCTTGATGTGAACTATCCCTGGGCGGGTAGCACCAATCAGAGAGTCATTGACGTACAAAACACATTCAAGGAAGGGAGGGTCATGCTCTATGAAAGTCATTAAGAAGGACGGTACACTGGAAGCCTTTGACAGCCAGAAAATCATCAACGCTGTCACGAAGTCTGCTTCCCGTGTCATGGTCACTATCAGTGACGCAGAGTTCAGTGAGATTGTGGCCGCAGTTATCAAAATGATTGAGGATAAAGGGATGGTGGAAATCCCCGTGTCCGAAATGCACAACATTATGGAACAGGTCTTGGAGAACTTCAATCCGCAGGTTGCGAAGTCCTACAAGGACTACCGTAACTACAAGAAGGACTTTGTTCACCTGATGGACGAGGTTTACATCAAGAGTCAGTCCATTCGCTTTATTGGTGATAAGGAGAACGCAAACACCGACTCTGCGCTGGTGGCTACCAAACGCTGCCTTATCTTTAACGAACTGAACAAGCGTCTGTACCGCAAGTTCTTTATGACCCGTGACGAGTTGCAGGCTTGCAAGGATGGATACATCTATATCCATGACCAGTCTGCCCGTCTGGATACCATCAACTGCTGCCTGTGTGATGTGGGTCACGTGATGGAGGGCGGCTTTGAAATGGGTAATGTCTGGTACAACGAGCCGAAGTCCCTTGACACGGCGTTTGACGTACTGGGTGACATTATCCTTGCTACCGCTTCACAGCAGTACGGCGGCTTCACTGTCCCGGAGGTTGATAAAATCCTCTCTCCTTACGCAGTCAAGTCTTTTGACAAGTACTGTGAGGAGTATATGGACACGGCGTTCAAACTGGGCGCAGACTACTATACCGCAGAGCGTTTGAGCAAGGACTACGCCATGAACAAGGTTCAGCGTGACTTTGAGCAGGGCTTCCAGGGTATCGAAATGAAGCTGAATACCGTAGGCAGTTCCCGTGGTGACTATCCGTTTATCACGATGACCTTTGGTCTGGCTACGGATACCTTTGGCAAGATGGCCGCAAAGACCTTCCTGCGTGTACACCAGAATGGTCAGGGCAAGCCGGGACAGAAGAAGCCCGTCCTGTTCCCCAAACTGGTATTCCTCTATGACGAGAACCTTCACGGTGAGGGCTGTATCAATGAGGACGTGTACGAAGCTGGTATCCAGTGCAGCGCAAAGACCATGTACCCTGATTGGCTGTCCCTCACGGGTGACGGCTATGTAGCCAGTATGTACAAGAAGTACGGACGTGTGGTATCTCCTATGGGTTGCCGTGCGTTCCTCTCTCCCTGGTTTGAGCGTGGCGGTATGACCCCGGCTGACGAGGATGACAAGCCTGTGTTCGTAGGCCGCTTCAATGTGGGAGCCGTAAGCCTGCACCTGCCTATGATTTTGGCAAAGGCCAGACAGGAAAACCGGGACTTCTACGAAGTGCTTGACTACTACCTGGAAATGATTAGGGGTATCCACAAGAGAACCTATGACTATCTGGGCGAAATGAGAGCCAGTGTGAACCCTATCCAGTTCTGCGAAGGTGGACTGTACGGCGGTCACCTGAAACCGTCTGACAAAATCAAGCCCCTGTTGAAGCCTATGACTTCCTCTTTCGGTATCACTGCCCTTAATGAGTTGCAGGAACTGTACAACGGCAAGTCTATTGCAGAGGACGGAGCCTTTGCACTGGAAGTCATGGAGCATATCAATAAGCGTGTCGCAGAGTACAAGGCCGCTGACGGTTGGCTGTATGCTATCTACGGCACTCCCGCAGAAAGCCTTTGCGGTTTGCAGATTGAGCAGTTCCGCAAGAAGTACGGTATCATTGAGAACGTCAGTGACCGTCCCTATGTATCCAACTCTTTCCACTGCCATGTGACCGAAGAACTGACTCCCATTGAGAAGCAGGACTTGGAAGGACGCTTCTGGGATTTGTGCAACGGTGGCAAAATCCAGTATGTGCGCTATCCTATCGGCTACAACCTTGACGCTATCCGTACTCTGGTGCGCCGTGCTATGCAGAAGGGCTTCTATGAAGGTGTGAACCTCTCCCTGGCCTACTGCGAGGACTGCGGCTATGAGCAGCTTGAAATGGACGTTTGCCCGAAGTGCGGGTCTACCAATCTCACAAAGATTGACCGCATGAACGGCTATCTGTCCTACAGCAGAGTTCACGGCGATACCCGTTTGAACGCTGCGAAGATGGCTGAAATTGCGGAACGGAAGTCCATGTGATGTATCAGAACTTAGCCAATGCCGTTGTGAAGCAGGCGGCGCAGGACTATTTTGACTTACTGGCGGGGTTTACCCCCCCCCAGTAGGGATAGCAACATTCAGGAGTTGGAGAAGTTCTTTCATTCAGAGTGGTATCGGACTCTGACTGATATGAACGCTGACTACCTGATGACCCGTTTGAAGGAGGAAGCCGCAAAGATGGCACTTGAATATACCGTTGCAAAAGAAAAGGGCAGTAGTCAGTACTATGTGTGCCGTGTGGGTGATGAAAAGACCCCGCTGACCCGCAAGTACACTACGAAGAAGAAAGCCCTCCACAAGGCCGCTGAAATGCAGGGTCTTGAATACAAACTCTATATGAAAATCCGCAGAAGGGACGGTGCAGATAACAATGATAACGATTGAGAAAACTGAAACCTACGGCTGGGAAGCCGCAGTCCGGGGCATGAGAAACCCGAAGAACTCTTGGGATAAGAGTGACAGCACATTTCTCCCTGTGTATACCCCTCCCGCAGACTATGTTCCCGAAATCGGTGAGAATGACCTTGCCTTGATGAAAACCCTGGCCGCTGCCGGGACTGACCACGGGAAGTTCCTGCGGATGATTACCGTCACCGTTGACCTGACTGCCCCGTTTTACTGGTGGAAGGAGTTCGACACCTACAAGGTTGGAACCGTGGCTGACTCCTGTTCCACCATGCACAAAATCCATGCGAAGGAGTTCACCCTTGATGACTTTTCCCATGAACACCTGATTGACAGTGCTGTTGGTCTACTGTTGCAGACCATTGACGCACTCAATGACGCACGGGAAATCTTTGTGAACTATGATAACTACCCTCTGTCCTCCCTTGACCCGCAGATTACTTGCAGGAAGGACGTATGGTGGCAACTCATTCAGCTTCTGCCGTCCAGCTACAATCAGAAGCGCACGGTTCAGGTGAACTATCAGGTCTTGAAGAATATGTACCATGCCCGAAAGAACCACAAGCTGGACGAGTGGCACACTCTTTGCGAGTGGATTGAAGGGCTTCCGTACAGTGAACTCATTACAGGATAAGGAGGATACAGAGGGATGGACTATTCCAGAATACCGCAAGAACTTAAACAATTAAATCAATGGGTGTGTGCCTGGGACAGTTCCAAAATCCCCATGAAATCCTTTGAGCGTAAGGCTGCGTCCTCTATCGACTCTGACACTTGGGGAACTTTTGACCAGGCAGAAAGAGCCGTAGAGGACGGCCACTATGACCATCTTGGGTTCGTATTCGCTGACAATGGTATCGTGGGTATTGATATTGACACAGGATTTGAGGACGGTCTTATGACCCCTCTCTGTGCGGATATTATGAAAGCCTGCGGTTCCTACACGGAGAAGTCCCGCAGTGGACGTGGCGTTCACATTCTGCTGCGGGGCAACCTCCCCTTTGCAGGGCGAAACAACCTGAAAGGTGTGGAGATTTACAAGGCCAGAAGGTTCTTCATTATGACGGGCAAGGTACTTATCTTCCCTGAAATCATAGAGAACCAGGAAGCCATTGATTACGTAGTCCAGAAGTATTTCCCCGAAGCGGAACGCACAAGCGGAAATAAACTGGTGCAGAAGATATACTCCCCGGAGTTCCGTAAACCCGAAGGTACTACGGTCTACGTCAGACCTGACTATCCAGAAATCGTGTCCGGGGGACGTAATCTGTCCCTGACCTCCCTTGCGGGAGCCATGTGGAACACAGGTTACACGAAGCAGCAGATTTATACGGAACTCTGCTATGTCAATCAGAACTGTTGCAAGCCCCCTCTCCCTGAACGGGAAGTACAGACGATTTGTGACAGTGTAGCTAAATACAGGAGGTAAGCATGAACGGATTTGATTTATGCGAAGGGTGTAAAATCCCGGAAATCGCTGCACAGAAAGACCCTTTTGAGAGTGAAGATTACTTCTCTTGTTCGGACTGCGCTTGTCACGGCTGCGAACATTTACACAACTGCATGGGTCAATGTGAAAAGAGTAGTGAGGTGTAAACTATGCTGGCTATCATTCAGGTCGGACACGTAGAAGCGTCTGACCGATATATCCGAAACAAAGTCAAGGCCGTGGAGCAAGCCGGGATGACCGCAGAAGTCATCAACCTCCCAGAAGATTGTGACACACTGGACGTGCTGGACGCTATCTGGGAAGTGGACAACCGTGTGGACTGCAAGGCTATCATGGTGCAGCTTCCCCTTCCTGACCGTATCGACAAGGAAATGGTTCTGCGGTATATCCCGTGGCAGAAGGACATTGACGGTCTGAACCCTGACGGTAGACTGGTTCCGCTGACTCCCAGTGCTATCATGCGCTGGCTGAATGAGGAGCAGAAGATTGACCTTGCAGGTAAGCGTGTCACCATCCTTGGACGGTCTGACCTGGTAGGGAAACCGCTGGCCGTGCTGATGATTGACGCAGGGGCTACGGTCACCGTCTGCAATAGCAAGACCGAAGAATGGCAAAGACGGCAACTCTGCTATACCGCTGACATTATCGTGTCTGCGGTTGGGAAACCAGGCGTGGTTCCGTATGATTACGTCAACACCCATACACCCAAAATCGTCATTGACGTAGGTATCAACCGTGACGCAGAAGGAAAGCTGTGCGGTGATGTGTCACCCTGGGCAAAGGCCACGGTTGAACAGAACGGCGGTATCTGTACTCCCGTTCCCGGTGGCGTGGGCAAGTGGACGGTTGCGGAACTGGTTCACAGATTGAGAGTAATGGAGGGATAACATGGAAACTTTGAAGGTACTCTTTCCCGCACTCATGGTGATTGGTGCGCTGGGAAGTCTGATTGTGAATATCGTCAGCAAGGGTGACAACCCCACAAGCCTACAGTGGATTGGTGCGTGTCTGTTGTACACTGCCCTCATGCTGCGGAACAGGGGGTAGTCACTATGGCAAGAACGCTGTATCTCAATAACGGTTCCACGGAGTATATCTTTGCCGGGGAAACCGAACAGGATAAGCTACAGAAGATTATCCGTGAACACCTTGGCCGTGACTGCGAAGAACTCTATGAGGAAGTCATTCACCCTGAACTGGATGGAGATGACTGGGAGAAAATCGCTGACGGCTATCACAATCTGCTGGTCGATACCCTCAATTCCCTTGCAGAAGCCTTGGCGAAACCCCGCCTTGACCGCAAAAAGATTGAGCGTATCCACAATCACCTGAACCATAATGTGTAAGGAGGGCTAAACTATGGAAGAACTGAAACCCTGCCCCTTCTGTGGTGGACAGGCTACACTATTTGTGTCAGAGGATGGCGGTGGAGTCCGTGTATTATGTCTGAAATGCAGAGCGCGAAGTAAGTCTTGCGTGGACACGCTGTCCTATCAGAAACCTACCCATGCAGTTCAGAGTGTGATTGACGCATGAAATAAGAGAGTGTGACCGCTATGCCATATCAACAGAAACACCCGTACCTTGCGTCCATCTGGTACATTATCAGGTTCAAGCTGCGTGAGGTCAGGCAGAAGTTATGCAGACATAGGTTCCATCCTATGAACACCCGTGTTATTTGTGATGGCAAAGGCCGGGTGTATATCACGGAAACCTGCGAGAAGTGCGGAAAGCGTTTCACTTTCTCCACTACAGAAAGAGCGTTGGGTATTCCAGAAAGGAGGTAAAGAGGGAATGACAGATGAATTGTTCCAACTCTCAAACGGACGGTATATCACGTCAGAAGAAATCAGCGAGAAGATGTTCTACATTAAGAGCGTCCACCCGGAACTGCCCTATCAGGAGGACAGCACTGGGTATAGCTGGGACGAAGCGGGTATGGCTGACCTGTTTGCGGAGTGCTACAAGAAAGACACCCGCTACTGCCCAGAAGCTAAATCCTGGTTCACCTATGAGGGTGGCCGCTGGCAGAAGGACGTTAGTTCGTTGCTGGTCAGCACGAAGATAAAAGAGTTTGTGCGCCTGATGGCTTTGTACTGCGGTGAGATTGGTGACGAAGAAAAGCGCAAGCAGTATATGTCATTCGTTGCGAAGATGGGTGACAGAAGGTTCCGTGACAGACTGATGAAGGACGCTGCGGATAACCTGCGAATTGAAGCCCGTGAGTTTGACACTCACCCGTTCCTTGTGAACTGCCTGAACGGAACCTATGACTTAGAGTCTATGACTTTCCGTGAACATAAATGGGATGACTTTCTCACCATGCAGACCAACTTTGAATACAGCTTACAGGACGTGCGCTGTGAACGCTGGGAGAAGTTCATCACAGAAGTCACCCAGGAGAACAAGGACAAGGCAGAGTATTTGCAGAGGGCTTTGGGGTATTCCATTCTGGGAACCAGCAAAGAAGAATGTATGTTCATCCTCCACGGCAAGACTACCAGAAACGGAAAGTCCACGCTGCTTGACGCTATCCAGCACCTGTTAGGTGACTACTCTACCGTTGCCCCGGTTGAACTTATCTGCCGTGCAGAAAGGCAGAAGAACGCAGAAGCACCTTCCTCTGTCTTGGCGAAGCTAAAGGGCAGAAGGTTTGTGACCATGAGTGAGTCCGACACGGCGGGTAAACTGGATGAAGCTGTGATAAAGCAGTACACAGGTGGTGAGGACATTACTGCCCGTGAACTGTATCAGTCATCTATCACCTACAAGCCGCAGTTTACCATGTGGCTGTCCTGTAATGACCTGCCGTCAGTCCGTGACAAGAGCCTGTTTGCGTCTGACCGTGTGCGAGTGATTGAGTTCAACCGTCACTTCACAGACGAGGAGCAGGACAAAGGACTGAAAGACTTCTTTGAAAGCCCAGAAGCCATGAAGGGTATCTTTACATGGTTAGTGGCTGGCTACTTCAAGTACAGAAGGTTTGGTTTGAAAATGCCTACCGAAATGCAGAAGGTCATCAAGGCTTATGAGAAAGACAATGACCTTGTGTTGCAGTTCTTGGAGGAGAAGTGTGAGCGCAAAGAAGAAAGCACCCGTGCAAAGACTCTCTATGACGCATACAAAATCTGGTGCAAGAGCAACGGATATTACACGTGCAGCATGAAGAAGTTCAATGCAGAAGTGACCGCACACCCGGAATGGTACGATGAAAAAGGCGTGACAAGTGGCGTGGCCGTGTTCCGTGGCGTTGGTTTGAAGGTAAATTGAGTAGGGTTAGTAGGGTAAATCAGCTTTTTCCCTATAATTTCTCTTAGTACGCGCGTACTATAGAAAAGTTATAGTAAAATTCGATTTTACCCTACTTGCCCTACTGGGAATGACAGAAAGGAGTTGTCTACGATGAAAAACGAAAGCTACGTAGAAAGGTATCACAGAGAACAGAAGGAAAAGGCAGAAAGGGCGCAGAAGAAGCCCCAGAAGGGAAAGGCGGTGAAGAAGGATGGCCAGAACACAAGGAGCGAAAGACCTGACACCCAGGAAGAAAGCAGAACTGGGCAGTAAGCCGTCTGACAGTTCTCCCGTCATCCGGGACAATAACCCTGATTTGCCTATGGGCTACAATACCAGAAGGATACAGTTCATGCAGGCTATTCTTCCTACAGAACCCCTTGACATTAACGATGTGGAGGAAATGGAGAGAAGGTTTGCACGGTATCTTGAATTGTGTGCCTTGTGGGATATGAAGGTAGGCAATATGGCTGCGTATGCTGCTATTGGTATTGACAAGTCACAGGCTTTTGAATGGGTCAATAGGGTTTTAGGGAACCCAGAGCGTACCAACTTCATAAAAAAAGTGCAGAAGGTTTGCGCCATGTATCGTGAAGGACTCATGGAGGATGGCAAGGTCAACCCTGTTACTGGTATCTTCTGGCAGAAGAACTATGACGGCATGAAAGACCAGCAGGAAGTTGTCTTGACTCCTAACACAAACCCCCTGGGAGAGCAGAAGGACGCAGAAGCACTCAAACAGAAGTATCTTGAAAATACCTATGGAGTCACAGAAGGACTTCCAGAAGGTACAGAAGGAACTTTTGCAGAAAGCCCAGAAAGCGCAGAAGGGGCAGAAAGCCCCCAGGACTAACCATACACAAAACAACCCCGGCACGGCCTACGGGCTGCGCTGGGGTTTCTTTATGCCCTGCGGGGCTGTAGCTGGCCTGCTGCCGTGGGCGGGACTCTGTACCCCTGCGCCCGTCCTGGGCGGCTGTGGGCGTTTCTGGGCATAATAAAAGCCCCGGCATTTAACCGGGGCTGTAGGCTTTACAGCGTCCACCGTGGGCGGCTGTGGCGTTGCCAGTGGTCTATTATTGCGTTTATGTCCTCCTGGGGCTGCATGGGGATTTTATAGAGCGTCAAGCCCTCCGGGGTCATGTAGTAGCCTTGACCGTATCGGGGTAGCAGTTCGCAACCCTTCACGCCTAAAATATTGCGGCTATCCTGGGCGCAACGGGTACGGAGTGCAACCCGGCTATCAAAGTTTACTTTTATAGCTGTGGGAATGATACTTGCAAGGGGGCATTGTGTAGCGGCTATGATATGCACGTTGGCGGCTCGTCCTATCTGGGCTAAACGCTGTATAAGCGGCTGCACGTGCTTTTTATCTGTGGTCATTAAATCGGCTAACTCGTCAATGATAATATACACGGCTCCCCCGGTGTACTTCTTCACCCGTTCCCGTTGCATAGCCCTGTAGCGGGTTTCTGTTATCTCTATGCCCTTTTTCAAGGCTTCCACCATTTCCCCCGGTTCACTGGCGTATTGTATTGTATGGGGTAGCGGTTTATAGTCCACTAATTCAACCCGTTTAGGGTCTATTAAAATAAGCTGTACCTGGGCGGGGCTATCAAATAGGGCTGTATAAATTAGGCCGTTAATTACAACGCTTTTACCGCTGCCCGTTGCCCCTGCTATTAGTAAATGGGGCTGTTTTAACATATCCTTGTAAAGCGTCTGCACGTCCCCGGCTGGCGTTTTATATACTCGTTTCAATGGCTGTACCTCCTCAAATAATAAAGCCCCGGCATAGTGCCGGGGCTGTGTTGCTATCGGTCTAAACCCAGGATAACACGGAACCCGGCTTTGATGTATTGGTAGCAGGCTATCAGGGTTCTATACTCTGGGTGTTTATAATAGCCGTTTTGATATGCCCGTGTTATACGTACCTCCAACCGCTGGAACTCTATAAAATCGCTGTGGGTAGCTGCGCCCGTGTCCACGGCTGCGGAATACTGGCCTAACGTTTGTAAAAGTTCGGTGTATAAACTCATGTTCAAACCCCCATTCTAATACACTCGTCAAGGTGGATTGTGTACCCATGCACCCGGATAAATGCCCGGCCTGCCCTGGTATAGTTCACCTTGACACGGTGGAACCCCTGCAAGCGGAGACTACCCCATGCACCCGATACACAATAAACATAATCATTGATACCGTATTCAATACCCTTGATTTCAAGCCCATGCAGGCCGCTATAATAAGCGGTGCTTTCGTGGGTCTGGCAATACTGTTTTGCTGTCATGGTTTAGCCCTCCTCTACAATTCTACGATACAAGCGAGTTACACGGTTGCAAGCCTGGAATAATGCACGGGCTTGAACATCAAGCCATTCCTCACGGCTGTTAGGTCTGCGCTCCCCGTGGCGGGTCTTTTTCAGTTCGGACGGGTTACACAGTCTTTCGGCTATGTCACCGTCATAAATGAGAGCCGAACCGCCCCAGCTATATTGGTTCCAATCGCTGGCACCGTTCAAGAGCCATTCCCGGCACTGTGTACCCGGCTGCGGGTCATGGCCGTTATAGGCTGCGGCTTCTTCCAACCCTTCCACCAGTTCCAGGGCATAGGCGTTTACCCCTCTACCCCATGCGCTACGGTCTTTCGTGGCGTTTAATTCCTGGGTCATTCTTTCGTAAATGCTCATGGTGTTTACCTCCTGCATAAATAATCATTCTTGAATGGTGAAGCATTGACGGCCAACGCTGGCCGGGTTGCTTCCTATCGTGATTACATTGTATCACGATTACACGATAATGTCAATGACTTTATCGTGTTTACACGATATTTTTTTGCGGGACGTGTAAACCCTGGGCGGGAGCGTCCCCGGCTGCGCCTGCGGCCTGGGCTGACCCCCTGCGGGGGATTTGACCCCCCCGGCAGGCTGGGGCGGGTGACCCCCGAAAGTTCCGCAAAAATAAAAAAAAGTTTGGTTCATCCAGTAGGGCAAGTAGGGTAAATCTTCATTTTGCATATAATTTTCCTTAGTAGACCCCTCTATAAGAGAAGTTGTAGCAAAAATCGAAAATACCCTACTAACCCTACTCTGAAAAATCCGCAAAATATAAAAAGGCTCTTGACAACTTCTCATAATCGTGTTATAGTGTAAACACGATAACAAGGAGGTAAAGCCTTATGAAAGCCAGTGAAATTGTAAAATCCATCATGGGACAAAAGAAATTGACCCAGGGGGATTTGACTACCATGCTTAATCTGAAAAGCCAATCCGCAGTAAGCGGTTCTCTTAATCGTGATATGAAAACCTCTACCCTTGTGAAGTTCTTGTCCAGCATGGATTGTGAACTGGTAGTTCGTGACAAGACCACTGGTGAGGAACGAACCATCACGGAATAAGGAGGTAGCCTATGCCTGATGTTTTAACATTCCTGTTCATCGTAATGGTGGAACGGATAGGAAAGACTTTGCGGTTCAGCTTCAAAGTCATGTGGGTGTTCATAAAGTTCATGGCATGGCTGACCGTTGTACCCGCTTTAGACATACTCCTGCTGACCTACGCATTGATAGCGTGGATATTCTGCAAGATATTCAAGCGGCGAACACCCAAACTGAAACATACCCCTCGCTGGGTAATATATCCAACCTGGGCGTGATGAGTCACGGCCTGTGTCCAATGGGACTGTCTGTTAGGGGCAGTCCCTGTTTTTATGGAGGTAGACACTATGAATTATCTGAAATTGAAGGACAGCATTGAAAAAGCTATCAATCGCCGTCCTCTTGATATAGCAGCATACAATGACCTGTTTTCTCTGTGCCGGGAGTATGAGGGTGTAGACTTCACCGTGGCGCATGAGTGGAACCGTGGTATGCGTAACCTTGTGGGCTACGGCCTGCGAATGTGCGTGGAAAAGGGGGACTTCCTTCTGGCAGAGCAGTTCAATGACCTGCTGTTCCGTTCCCTGCTGTTTGACGCTCCACATTTCTTTGACGAATACTTACAGGCGGTAGAGTTCGGCAAGCCCCTTGACAAGAAGTTCTATCAGCCCCGCCGTCACTACCTGAAACGGTATGTGGACGCATATCAGGAGATATTGGACGGCAAGCTGGACTTCCTCTCTATCTCCATGCCGAAACGTGCAGGTAAGTCACAGCTTGGTATCAACTTCACCAATATGCTGTCTGGTAAGTACCCTGACCGTTCTACGCTGATGGAGGGTACGGGTGATGACCTTGTGAAGTCCTTTTACCTGGGCTGTCTGGAATACCTGCAAACTCCCAGTGACTATCATTTCTACGATATTTTCCCGGAAAGCAAGCTGGTACAGACCAACGCTGACACGAAAATCCTGAACCTGCTGCACAAGTCCCGTTTCCCCACGGTCATGTGCCGTTCCATTGACGCAAGGCAGGTAGGTCTTTCCGAAGCTACCAATCTGCTTTATCTGGATGACTGTGTGGAAGGTCGAGAGGAAGCGAAAAACAGACAGCGGCTTGACGATAAATGGGAAGTTATCTCTGGTGATATTATTGGCCGTGCCATTGAGGGTACACCTATCGTTATCTGCGGTACACGCTACTCCCTGTATGACCCCATTGGCCGTCTACAGGAGGAAATGCAAAAGCAGGGCAAGCGCATGAAGGTCATTGAAACCCCGGCACTTGACCTGGAAACTGACGAGAGTAACTTTGAGTATGAGCGTGAGGGCAAGAAGGTCTTTACCACAAAGTACTTCCGTGACCAGAGGGAAATGCTTTCCGCAGAGCAGTTTGAAAGTGAGTTCCAGCAGCAGCCGTTTGAAGCAAAGGGTCTGCTGTTCCCCGAAGCCAGTCTGAACCGATACTTTGAACTCCCGGTTGACCGTGACCCTGACAGCATTATTGCGGTCTGCGATACTGCGGATAAGGGTGAGGACTATTGCTCCATGCCGATTGCAGCGGTGTACGGAGATGAAGTCTACATCGTGGACGTGGTGTTTGATGACTCTCCCCCGGAAGTTACGAAGCCCGAATGTGCGAAAGCCATTATGGACAACGCAGTAGTAGCGGCTACCTTTGAGAGTAACAATGCGGGTTCTTACTTTGCCCGTGACGTTTCGCAGTTATTGGAGCAGCACAAGTACAACTGCAATATCCGCACCAAACGAACTATCAGTAATAAGCAGACCCGTATTGAGTTTGCTTCTGATACCATCATCAAGAAGTTCTATTTTAAGCACCCGTCCCTGTACGCAAGGAACAGTCAGTATGCAGAGTTTATGAAACAGGTAATTACCTACACCAGGTCTGGCAAGGTTCCCCATGATGACGCTCCTGACTCTCTGTCCCTGCTTGAAAATGAACTGCGTGGTCTTGTGGGCGCAAAGGTGGAAATCATCAAGCGTCCATTCTAAAAAATTTACAATTCCCTCAATGCTTTAGTTTAAGGCTATCTTGACAAAAGCATTGGAGAGTTGTATAATGACTGTGAGAAAGTATGTCCAAAGGAGGTATGTTACGTGGCTATGGGACTACACGGTAGACGTGTTATTAAGACCGATGTAACCGAAGTGACTATTGACAACGTAGTAACAGTGCTGCGTAAGGCACTTCCCGAACATTGGAAAAACCGTTCCGAAATCAATTATCTGTGGCACTACTACAAGGGCAGACAGCCTATCCTTAACAGGGTGAAGGTTGTTCGGCCAGAGATTGCCAATAAAATTGTCGAAAACCGGGCTGACGAGATTGTTTCCTTCAAGTCCGGGTATCTGATGGGTGAACCGCTGCAATACGTTACCCGTGGTAATGCTGACGGTATCGCAGACGCTATCAATCAGCTTAACGAGTTTGTCTTTGCAGAGGAAAAGCCTGCGAAGGACAAGGAACTGGCTGACTGGTTCCATATCTGCGGAACCTCGTTCCGAATGGTTCTTCCTGACGAAGCTGGGGATGAAGATGACTCCCCGTTTGAGATTTACACACTTGACCCCCGTAATACCTTTGTGGTGTATCACAACGGCCTGGGCAACAAGCCTGTGATGGGTGTTAAGTATGTGACCGATGAAAAGGGTTCTGTCACCTACTCCTGCTATACAAAGACGGAGTACTTTGAAATCGTGGAGAGCAAGCAAAACTTCACGGGTTCTCTGGTGACGAAGCACGAAGGTCATATCCTGGGTGACATTCCCATTGTAGAATATCCGCTGAACATTGGACGCATTGGAGCGTTTGAACAAGTCATGCCCCTTCTGGACGCTATCAACCTGACAGACAGTAACCGTCTGGATGGTGTAGAGCAGTTCATTCAGGCACTTCTCCTGTTTCATAACGTAGACATTTCTTCCGATGATTACGGCAAGCTGCGTGAGGAAGGGGCTATTAAGTTCAAGGACATTGACCCCCAACTGAAAGCGGAAGTGGCCTATCTGACCAATACCCTCAACCAGGGTGAAACCCAGACGCTGGTAGACCATATGTACCAGACGGTATTGACTATCTGTGGTATGCCGAACCGCAACGGCGGTTCCTCCACCAGTGATACCGGGTCTGCGGTCATCATGCGTGACGGTTGGTCTGACGCAGAAGCACGGGCGAAGAATACGGAACTCATGTTCAAGAAGTCCGAAAGGAAGTTCCTGAAACTGGTACTGAATATCTGTAAGACCCTGGCTGGTATGGATTTGAAGGTACATAATGTTGAAATCCGTTTTACTCGCCGTAACTATGAAAATATCCTGCAAAAAGCACAGGTACTTGACCTGATGTTGAAGAATAACAAAATCCATCCCCGTCTTGCTTTTGAACACTGCGGTCTGTTTGTGGACAGTGACCTTGCCTACGCATTGAGTGCGGAGTATGTGGAGGAGCAGGAAAAGAAAGCGCAGGAACTGATGGAGCAGCAAAAGCAGATGAAGGGAGAGAATGACGATGACCCCAACGATAACAAAGGAAATGGTGGAACAGATGGAAACCCTGTTGAAGCACGGGAGCAGAGTGGAACTTCTGATTGAGCAGGGTAAAGTGACCATCGTTGAAATCAGGCGTAAGCTGAAAATGAAAGAGAATGAAAAGGTTTAACCCGGACAAGGGTTCGGGTAGTCCAATGGGACTGTGAGCAGTGCGCTCATAGTCCCTTTTCTTTTTGAGGTAACGATATGGACGAAGTAACTTCCAGTTATCTTACTGCGCTTGATGAACTGAATACCCTGACTTCCACCAGCTACTATAATGCGGCGGGGCAAGACCTGGCCGCACGTGCCAATCAGATTGCAGACGATGTTCTGTCTTTCCTGATTAAAGCCTACACGATGGGGATTGAGGGAGCGTCTACCATGCTTGGGCATGAAGCAGGTGTGAACCTTGACCTCATGGAAGCGGCTATCTTCCTGGTGATTGACGGCAAGACCTATGCTGACCGTGTGGCAGACCATGTTCTGCAAAATGACCTTGGCGGTCTACAGACTCTTGTGGAGTCTGAATTTCACAGAGTCTACAACGCTGCTGTGTTTGACGGCGGTATGGACTACGTAGAAAACGGACTGGCCGGGGTGGACAAGACATGGTTTACCGTGAATGACGCAAAGGTGCGGGAAACGCACAAGTATCTGGAAAGCCAGTCAATTTCCATCGAAGAAGAATTTTTCACCTTTGACGGTGACCACGCTCCGTACCCCGGAAGGTTTACCAAAGCGGAAAACAACTGTGGGTGCAGGTGCATTGTACGATTGACAGTTAGATGACTTACGGGCTTGTCCCGTTTTCATGGTGAGGGAACACCTTAAAACGCACACTCACGAAAAGAGTATAAAACGGAAAAACATAGGGAGTGAACCCTTATAAAACGCAAGGAGGACTTGATATGAGTTATTTGAGTGATTTGCTGGGCAAAGCCTACAAGGAAGGTATGACCGAAGAAGAAATCTCTGCTGCACTGGAAACCATTGGGCAGGGTAATGACGCAGAGTTGAACCGTCTGAAATCTGCGCTGTCTAAGGCCAATTCCGAAGCTGCTGACTACAAGAAGCAGTTAAGAACCAAACAGACGGATGACGAAGCTGCGGCGGCTGCACAGAAAGAGGAGCAGGAAAAGTTGGTGAAGGAAAATGCCGACTTGAAGCGTTCTATCGCACTGTCTGACCGCAAGGCCAAACTTCTGACTATGGGTTATGATGAAGCCCTTGCCACTGAAACCGCTACCGCTATGGTGGACGGTGATATGGACAAGGTTCTGGCGAACCAGACCAAATACCTTGAAGTCCAGAAGAAGAATATCCAGGCTGACGCTATGCGTAAGACCCCTCGTCCTGCGGCGGGTGACGATGGCAACGGCACTATGGATTACGCAAAGAAAATTTCCGAAGCACAGGCAAGCGGTGACATGACCGCTGCTGCATACTATACCCGTCTGCAAGCCCAGGAAGCGGCTGCACAGACGGAAAACTAAAATCTTTAGGAGGTAATTTACAATGGCTGACGTTATTGCAACCAGTTTTGGTGTTTTGAACTACAGCGGTATGCTGTTCAACAAGGGTAATACCCGTACCCCGCTTTCTTCCATCATCGGTAGCAAAGCGAAAACTACTAATCATGTGGAGTTCGTGACCGGGCAGGAATACACTGCTGGCGGTGACGGTTCCCAGCCTGCTATCAGTGAAAACGCTTCTCTGACTGCCCCTGACGCTTCTGTGGTGACCCGCCAGCAGAAAACCAACGTGACCCAGATTTTCATGGAGTCCGTGGGTATCTCTTACGCAAAGCAGAGCAACATGGGTACTCTGTCTGGCGTGAATATCGCCAATCAGCAGGCCAACCCCGTAAACGAACTGGACTTCCAGGTTGCGGCTAAAATTCAGAAGGTCAACCGTGACATTGAGTACACCTTCATCAACGGTGTGTTCAATAAGGCCACTTCTGACGCTGAAATCAACAAGACCCGTGGTCTGGTTCCCGCTATCACTACCAATGTAACCGCTATGGCAAACAAGCCCCTCGGTCTGTGGGATATTGCTGACATGGTAAAGAAGATTTACGGTCAGAACGCTCCTACCGAAGGTCTTTGCCTGTGGTGTGACGCTATCACCATGTTCCAGATTAACGCTGACGCTGTTCAGAATGGTCTGACCGTGGTTCCTGCGTCCCGTGAAATCAACGGTATCGCACTTTCCAGCGTGGTCACTCCTCTCGGCGTGGTTTATCTCTACCTCGGTGAGTGTCTGCCTGCTGGCACTGCGCTTCTCCTGAACCTTGATGTTCTGGCTCCTGTCTATCAGCCTGTTCCCGGTAAGGGCAACTTCTTCCTGGAACCTCTCGCTAAGACTGGTGCTGGTGAGAAGTATCAGCTTTTCGGCCAGATTGGTCTTGACCACGGCCCCGAATGGTATCACGGCAAGTTCACTGGTATTTCTACCAACTTTGAGAAGCCTGCTTACAGCCGTTCCGTTTACGTGGCTAACGCTGCGGACTTCCCCGGTGGGGCTACGAGTGAGTAATTGAGGAAGGAGGGTGGACAACATGACTGACGCTGAAAAACTGACAATGCTGCAAAGCATGACGGGTGAAACGGATACTGATGTGCTGTCCACCTATCTTACTCTGGCAAAGGGCATTGTGATTGCGAAAGCGTATCCGTATGGTACGGGGGAGGAGGAAGTACCTACCCCCTACCATACTACCCAGGTGGAAATCGCTGCCTACCTTGTGAACAAGCGTGGTGCGGAAGGTGAAACGGCACACAGCGAAAACGGCGTGTCCCGTTCCTATGAGGATGGTGACATTCCTCCTACGCTGTTGCGGCGTATTACCCCTATGGCGGGGGTGATGGCATGAAGCTGATGAAGCGAAACCTCACTCCTATCCACTACTGCCTGTTCAGAGAGAAAGTCATCATCACAGATGACGAAGGGTATGAAACGGGTGAAACCGGGGTTGGATACGATGACCCTGTGGAACTACTGTGCAGCGTGTCCCCGGCAACGGGGTACACGCAGGCACAGATGTTTGGCAACTTGGAGTCCTACGATAAGGTTCTTATCACGGATGACATGAGTTGCCCCATTGACGAGAACACTGTTCTTTTCATTGACAAGGAGCCAGAGTTCGATGACCAGGGCAAGCCGATTTATGACTACACGGTGCGCCGTGTGGCAAAGTCCCTGAACTCTATCTCTTACGCAGTAAGCAAGGTGAAGGTATCGTGAAGAAGCGTGTTATCAAAGTATCACTCAATGAGCAGAGCATTGACAATGCAATCCGTGAACTGAATGACTACAAGAAGTGGATACAGGACAAGACCAAAGAGTTCCTGAAAGCCCTTGCGGATGAAGGTTTACAGATTGCCAGTGCGAAGTTTGCCGAAGCGAAATATGCGGGTACTAACGATGTTGCCTGTTCCGTAGAGGAACGGGGTGACTACAAGGTAGCCGTGGTAGCGGTTGGCAACGCAACATTGTTCATAGAGTTCGGTACAGGTATCACATATCCTGACAATCATCCCGAAGCGGGTAAGATGGGTATGGTACGTGGAGGTTACGGTTATCACCTTGGCCGTCTGGAAAAAGGTTGGCGTTACACAGGTGACCCCGGAAACATGGGTGAGGTTATCACCGAAGGAAAACACGCTGGGGAAGTTCATACCTACGGTAACCCTGCCAATATGTGTATGTACCTGACGGTAGAGGAGTTGAAGGACAAGTTTGAGGAGATAGCAAGGAGGGTTTACGTATGACAGATTGCGAAAACGAAGTCTATACACGGATTGCAACCGTCCTGCGTGATACGTTCCCCGGTATCAATCTGTCCGGGGAATATGTGAAAGCCCCGTCTGGCTTCCCTCATGTGAGTATCACGCAAAGTGATAATTCCGTAGTATCGGAAAGAATGACCGGGAGTGCTGAAATGGCACAGGTCATGTTTGAAGTGAACGTCTACTCTAATAAGACGGAAACTAAAAAGTCAGAGTGCAAGGCCATTATGAAGGTCATCGACACTGTATTGTTCGGTATGAACTTCAAGAGGATTGCGCTGACTCCCGTTCCGAACATGGAGGACGCAACTATATATCGGTTGGTAGCCCGATACAGGGTTATGACCGATGGAAAATACTTTTACAGGAGGTAACTGAAAATGGCAACGAGTACTTATATGACTTTCCTCATGCACAAGGCCGCAGAGGAACAGTGGGAAAAGCTGATTGACATTACGGAGTTTCCTGACCTTGGCACTGACCCTGAAATGCTGGAAACTACCACTCTGTCTGACCGTATGCAGACCTTTATTCTCGGTATCCAGGGCAACGAAGCTATGACCTTCAATGCCAACTACGATAAGGCCGGGTTTACCGCACTGAAAGCACTGCGTAACAGTGTTGAGCAGTACGGCGTGTGGTTTGGCGGTACGGAGAATGACGATGGCACTGTCACTCCTACTGGTACTGAGGGTAAGTTCAACTTCCCCGGCCAGCTTAACGTCCGTGTCACTGGCGGCGGCGTGAATGAGGTTCGTGGTATGGCGATTACCATTGCGCCTACCGGGGTCATCGTAGAGGAGTAACATCACAATTTTAAGAATTGGAGGAACCAGTAATGGCAAAGCAGATTATCTTTTCTTACGAAGGTAAGGACTATACGCTGGAATATACCAGGCGTACTATCAAGCAGATGGAGGACGAAGGGTTTGTCGCAAAAGATATTGATGACCGTCCTATGACCCTTCTGCCTGCCCTTTTTGCGGGTGCTTTCAAGGCACATCACCGTTTCGTGAAGCAGGACGTTATTGACGCTATCTACGCCAATATGCCTAACAAGGACAAACTGATTGAGAAGTTGGCAGAGATGTACAACGAACCTATCATGTCCCTCATGGACGAGCCGGAGGATACCGCAAAAAACGTGGATTGGATGGCGAGTTGGTAACGGACTCGCCGTCTGGAAATTCTGGGGGCGGCGGCACAAGCCGTCCGTCCCCTCTTTTTCGTTACGGAGAGAAGTTTGAAGAATTATGCAGCTACTACATGAGCATTGGTATGACCTATCACGAATACTGGGATGGGGACGCTACGATGGTGAAGTATTTCAGGGAAGCGGAAGAACTGAAACGGGAACGTCGCAACTCTGAACTGTGGCTGCAAGCGGCTTATATCTATGAAGCCCTGCTGGACGCTTCCCCTGTGTTTAACCCTTTGAGCAAGAAAAACAAGCCGTTCCCGTTCCGTGCTGAACCTATTCCTATTACCGTGTCGGGTAATAAGAAGCGTGAGGAGCAGCGGAAGAAGAAGCAGCTTGAAAACGGTAAGGAAGCTATGAGGGCTATGATGGCCGCTATCAATACCCGTTTCAAAGAAAAACAGGAGAAAGGAGGGGAAGTGAACGATGGCTGAACCTATGAATGGTCTTGAATTTCAAATTGAAACTACTGTTGATGACAGTGCGAAAGGTATAGACGCATTGGCTAAGAGCCTTGGCAGTCTGAAAAAGGCTACGAAAGGCGGTCTTGGTCTGGGGTCTACCGTAAAACAGTTGGAAACACTGAATAACGCCTTGAAGGGCTTTCATACTGAAAAACTGGAAGGTCTGGGAAAAGCCTTGGAGTCTGTGAGCAACCTGGGCAACGTGAAAATCTCTGGCAGTCTGGCGAAAAGCCTTGGTAGTATCGTAGATGTTGCGAAGCGCATTGACTGGTCTGACGTTGAAAAGATTGAGGACATGACAAAAGCCCTGCATGACCTGGGTGCTGTCAGCAATATCAAAATGCCGAAGATTACTACGCCTACCGCTGCTGGCGGTACTGCGCCAATCACGGGTACAGAGGTTGTGGGCAGTGGAGTAACGCCTACGACAAGTGGTGTGGAGAGTGTGGCTGCGGGTGTTCAGCAGGCCAGTAGCGCAGTAGACCAGGTAACCGCAAAGACAAGCGTTCTCAAACGTGTTCTTAGCGGTATCGGCGGTGTGTTCGGTAAGGCGTTTTCGCTGGGAACGGGCGCACTGCACAAACTGGGGAACTCCATCACGAAGGTCAAGGAACTTGCAAGCAAGGCTAAGACCAGCATGATTAGTTTCCGTAAGAGCCTGGGCGCAGGACTGGCCGCACGAATTAAGCAGACTACTTCTGGTCTGGGGCAAATGTTTAGCAGTCTGAAAAGGATTGCTATGTACCGTCTTATTCGTTTCTTCCTTAGTCAGTTGACAAAGGCATTGAAAGAGGGTATCAACAACCTCTATCAGTATAGTAACCTCATGGGCGGTACTTTCGCACACAGTATGGATACTCTTGCTACCAGTGCGAACTATCTGAAAAACAGTCTGGGTGCTATGGCTGCGCCTATCATCAACGCACTTGCCCCGGCAATCGACTTTGTGATTGACAAAATCGTGACCCTGCTGAACTACATCAATATGCTGTTCGCACGGTTGTCTGGTGCTTCCACCTTTACGGCGGCGAAGAAAAACGCTACCTCCTACGGTGCGGCACTGGAAGGTGCAGGTGGTTCCGCTGCGGACGCTGCGAAGAAAATCAAGGACGCTACCACGGGTATTGACGAACTCAATATCATCATGGAGCGTGATGACGCAAGCGGCGGCGGTGGCGGCGGTGGAGCCGACTACGGTTCCATGTTTGAAGAACTTCCCATTGATAACCAGTTGAGCGATTTTGTTGATAAGCTGAAACAGGCTTTTGACAACGCTGACTGGAAAACCCTCGGTACGCTCCTGGGCGAGAAAGTCAATGAACTCATTGACAGTATCGACTATGAGGGTATCGGCCACAAGCTGGGGTTCGGTATCAACGGTGCTATCCAGACAGCCTACTATTTCCTGAAAACGGTAGACTTCTACAATATAGGCAAGCACCTTGCGGAACTCCTGAACGCTGCCCTGTCCGAAGTGGATACCTCGTTCATTGGACGATTGATTATCCGCTGGTTCACGATGGGGATTGACCTGGTGCTTGGGTTCATCGGTGAACTGGACTGGGGACAGCTTGCACGAAAGGTCAGCGATTGCGTCAAGGGAGCCTTTGACGAAGCTACCGAATGGCTGAAAAGCTATGACTGGTCGCAGTTGGGCAAAGACCTATGGCAAGGCATTAAGGACGTTGTGTCGAACATCGACTGGGGCGGTATCGCTACTTCCCTCTTTACGTTCCTTGGTACGGCTATCCGTTCCGCTGCACAATTCCTCGGCGGCTTCTTTGGAAGTATCGGCAAGGACATCAAGAAGTGGTGGGACGAAGAAATCAAGGGCGAAAACTGGAAGGAAACTGCCGGGAACCTGCTTTCCGCTATTGGCGAAGGTTTTGTGAACATTGGCGAATGGGTGATTATCAATATCGCCTATCCGTTCCTTGACGCACTGACCGGGGGCTATTTCTCGGAGCAGGTAGAACTTGCAGGCGGCGATATTGTTGAAGGTTTCCTGAATGGTATTTGGGAAGCTATCAAGGGAATTGGCCGCTGGATTAAGACCAACATCGTAGACCCGTTTGTGAAGTGGTTCAAAGACCTGTTCGGTATCCACTCTCCTTCTACGGTGATGAAAGCAATCGGCGGTTCTGTGGTAGACGGGTTCCTTGAAGGTATCCTTGCCCCATTCAAGGCTATCGGCACATGGGTCAAGAAGAACATTGTTGACCCGCTGGTGGACGCTTTTGACGAGAGCAGTCTTGCAGAGTTCACCGTTGGCGTGAAGAACACTGCTACGGAGTGGTGGGAGAACGTCAACAAGTGGTGGAACAACAAGGTTGGAGCCGTCAAGACCTTTACCACAAATGTATCCAATCAGGCTACTACATGGTGGAACAACACTAAATCGTGGTGGTCTGGCAAGGTGGGTGCTGTGAAGAACTTCACTACCTCGGTGACCAATCAGGCTTCCCAGTGGTGGGAAAACGTCAAGTCCTGGTGGTCTGGCAAGGTGGGAGCCGTGCAGCAGTTCACCACGTCCGTCAAAAACGAAGCGTCCGTGTGGTGGGAGAATGTCAAGAGTTGGTGGAGTGGCAAGGTTGGCGCAGTCCAGCAGTTCACTACCAGCTTGAAGAATGACTCCCTGACATGGTGGAACAACTGTAAGTCCTGGTGGAGTGGGAAAGTTGGTGCTGTGCAGCAGTTCACCACGTCCGTCAAGAATGACGCTAATACCTGGTGGAGCAACGTAAAAACTTGGTGGTCTGGCGTAGTGGGCAACCTCTCCGTCAGCGTGGCTATCAAGAACGAAGCTACTACATGGTGGAACAACGTCAAGTCCTGGTGGAACAATGCGGTTGGCACACTGACTACCACGCTGAATATCAAAATCCCGAAAATCTCTATTAAGTGGAGCGAAGTGACCGCACTGGGTCAGACCTTCCGTTACCCGTCCGGGTTCAACCTGACGTGGAACGCTATGGGCGGTATTCTGGACGGCGCACAGATTTTCGGTATGATGGGCAATACCCTTTTGGGCGGCGGTGAAGCGGGGCGTGAAGCCGTGCTGCCGTTGGACACTCATACGGAGTGGATGGATACCCTTGCCCAGAAGGTGCGTGACGGACTTCCCGATGAAAGCGGGTCTGCGGGTTATGCCGGGTTCAAACGTGCTATGGCCGACTTCTATGTGGAGTACGTACAGGGTACGGTAAACCAGATGGCTAACGATATGAACCGTCAGGCCAACAAGAAAGAACAGACCAATGTTCAGATTGGTAGCCGGGTTATCACGGATACCGTGAAAACACAGCAGGACGCTAACGGCTATCAGTTCACCACATAAAGGAGGGGTGGAACAATGGCATATTTGGCAATCAACGGCTATGAACTTCCTGCCCCGAAGCGTGGCGTGGAACCGATTGTGACTACGATTGTGGACGCAGGACGTGACGCTAACGGCACGGTGGTAGGACAGCGCATTGGTCGTGACCAGTATAAAATAAACAATCTGGAATGGCCGTGGCTGACGGCTGCGGAGTGGAGCAGGATATTAAGTATCCTCTCTAACTTCTTTGTCTACGTCACGTTCCCAGACCCAGTAACCAATAACCTTATCACCATTAAGATGTATTGCGGTGACCGTACCGCCGAACCCTACTACGTGGACGGAAGCGGTATGCCTACCCATTACCGCAACTGCCGGGTGAACCTGATTGATGTAGGAGAGTGAGGACAATGTATAAAGTATCAGACGCATACAAAGAAAGCATGAAGTCCTCTCTGCGTGAGAGAGCCTACATTATGCTTTCCTTTGGCCTTATCAATCAGGAAGCCCAGGCAAAGGCGAAAATTGGTGAGGGTGACTTTACCCGGTACACCAACACGGCAAACATCTTTGGTAAGAAATCGGATGACACCATCTACGCTACGTTGGAGGAGGACTTCACGAAGGTAGACGGGTCGATGTTCTTTCTCCCCAGAGGTACAGCCGCAGGCGGGTATTACGATACCGGGCTTATCAGCAGTGACCTTGTTTCCGAAGCAACCGTGGAAGTGACCATCAACCTAAATATCATCCCTACGGACTTCCGTGGTATCACAATCAACTTTGGCGAAAACTACCCTCTCGACTTTGACATTGTGAGCAACGGAGGACGCACGGTGGAGTTCAGGGACAATGACCAGGCAGAGTTCACAACGGAGGAAGTGTTTGAGGATACTTCCATTCTGACGCTGCGGTTTTACCGCATGAAGAACGAACAGAGCAGGTTGCGTATCTACTCTATCCGTTTCGGCTACGGTCTGGTGTACTACAATGACTCGGTTATGAGTTCCAGTCTGGAAAGCTACGTTTCACCTATCGGTGCGGACATACCCCAGATTGACTTCACGGTTACGCTGAAAAACTACGACAAGTACTTCAACGTGGATAATCCGTCCTCTGCTATCAACTTCCTCGAAACGGGTCAGGAGATGGATATTTACTATGGCTACCAGTTGCCTAACGGCGGGGGAATTGAATGGATTAAGGGCAATCACCTTCTCTGTTCCGAATGGGAGTCTGATGACTACACGGCTACCATCCGCTGTCAGGACGTGTTTCGCAGTATGGACACGGAGTACTACAAAGGTCTTTACAACGCACAGGGACGAAGCTACTTTGACCTGGCCGTGGAAATCATGCAGGCTGCGGGGCAGACCTCCTACTACATTGACCCACGCCTGAAAGACCTTTACAGCAAAAATCCTATTCCCCGTGTGAAGTGCAAGGAAGCATTACAGATTATCGCCAACGCCTGCCGTTGCGTACTTACCCAGTCCAGGGACGGACTTATTCAGATAAAGTCCAACTTCAATCCCGAAGCTGCGGCCAGTGCCAATGCGGAAGCCCCGTACTCCAATGTGGCGGCTATCATGTCCGATACCACAAAGGACGAGTACGCAAGTCTGGCCGTGGGTTATACCGTGGTGGACGGAGGTATGCACTTCCTTCCCCGCAACGTGGCAAGTGCCAATCTGAACACGGGATTTATCTCGGCGGCGCAGTCTGACGCTGACGGCCTGTTTCAGACAAACCCCGTACTGACCATCACCCAGGAAGCTATCTGTATGTACTACGGTATCAAGCTGGTGTTCGGTCATGCGCTTCCTTCCGGGATTGTGGTGAGAACTTACAATAACGGAACCCAGGTGGACAGTTACACCGTAGATGAAACCATCACACGGGAATTGGTCATCCACCACACCTTTGATGACTTTGACACGATGGAGGTTGAGTTTACAGGAACGGCCAATCCGTACAACCGCATTGTGGTCAACTACTTCTCCTTTGGTGACGTGGCTGACTTCACGATGACGAAACGGGATATGACTTCTTCCCCGAAAGCTATCAAGCAGGAAGCGGTCAAAGAGGTCATTGTTCCGTGCTACAGCTACCAGACGGGCAATCCGCAGGAGAGCCTTATCAGTGAGGAAGTCACCGTGGAAGCCGGGGAAAGCGTCACCTTCTACATCGAAGCCCCGTCTTACGGCTACTCGGCAACGATTGACGAGAGCGCAAACGGCGTGGAAATCGTGTCGTGGGGCAACTACTATGTTACCGTGCGGTTCGCCGCTGCGGGAACCTATATGTTTGAGGTCAGGGGCTACCGCTACAAAATCGTGGAGCGTTACGCTACCGTCACGCTGCGGAACCGTGGCAAGACCGTAAAATGGTCGAACCCGCTTATCTCTGATATGACGATGGCGCAAGACCTTGCAGCATGGTTAGGGGACTACTACTCGGCTGGTATTGAGTATGAGTACACTACCCGTGGCAATCCCGAACTGGACGCAAACGACATTATGTATCAGGAAAACGACTTTAGAGAGAATTTGAGGGTCACTGTTTACCGGGCTACATTGAACTTCAATCAGGCGTTTTCTGGCAAAATCGCTGCCCGGAGATTGGAGGGATAATATGTGGCAGACACCGAAAACCGACTGGCACGGGAGCGTGACCGCAAGCGGTCAGTATGTGGGTGACAGGTTCAACGCTGCCGACTTCAACCGTATCAAGAATAACCTTGACCACCTGCGGGGTATGGCCGTGGAACTGTATGAGTCCTTCACAATCGTATCCCTTGGGGATGACCGAACCCCGGTTGACTATTTCTACGCTGATGAAATCAATCAGTTGGAAGCCAACCTGAACACTATCAACGTCAACACTCTCAATCGGTCTTACGGGGAAGCCCCGGTCTATATAGAAAACGGCAACACCATGACCTTTGCCGAACTGAACCGACTGGAAGGGGCAATCCTTGACCTGTATGACCGTATCGGCAACGCAATCAACGGAAGGAGGATGTTGACATGGAACTTTGGAATGAAAGGAGGGGGACTGTAAATGTCTTGGCAGTTGTTACCTACTAACTACACAGACGTTTCCTGGGCGGGACTGAAAAAGTATCAGCAGATTACCAATCCTGACGGTACTGTATCCTTCCAGGACGTGACCCAGTACACCGATATGGAAAATTCCTTCTTTGGTGCGCTGGACGCAAACCGCATGAACGAAGCCTTAAACACGCTTATGTCGATGGTGGAGGACGGAACTGACCTTTACTCGTCCTTCCAGAACTACTTCAATCTGCAAAAGGGTCTGTTTGAGGATGAAGCGGACGCAAAGCAGAGTGAGTTCACGGCGTATATCGCCAATCTGGAAGCCCAGGGTGATAGTATCATCAATGAACTGCAAACCGGGTATCGTACCGAAATGAACGATTTTAAGGAAGAACAGGAAAACTTGTTCAACACCTGGTTTGAGTTCGTCAAGGGTCAGTTGGGAACGGACGTGGCTGGCAACCTGCAAAATGAGATTGACCAGCTTGATATAAAGACAGATGGGTTCATCTCCCGTGAAACCGTGTTTTCCGAAACCGGGGACACCATTACCGAAACCTACGGTGATAAGAGCGTGACCACTGAATTTGTATCTGACAGCGTTATCGTTCAGAAACTTTATGTGAGTGGAGTTCTCACCAGCACCAAAACCATCACGTTCAGCGCAGATGGTAGTACGATTACGGAGGTAGTTTAATATGAGTTGGGCAGAAGCAAAATGGGTGCGTGACCAGATTATCCAGAAGATGGGTCAAGCCCCGAACAACATGAGAGCGTTTACCGCTTATGCGGTATCCAGCAGCGAAATTGGACTGAAATTCCTGGAACCCGAAGATAGCTATGCAGACGGCAACCTTATCTGTTCCGTAGGCGGCGTTATGGTTCGCATGAGTACCGAAGGTTATCCCGCCAGTCCCAGTGAAGGAACCCTGGTGGTGGATAACAAGGTGCTTGGGCAGTATGCCAACGAACCCTTCACTGTGACGGGTCTGACAGAGGGTACTACCTACTACTTCTCTGCGTTCCCGTACTCTACCCAGGGTGTGTATAACCAGTCCAGCAACACAAGCAACCGTGCGTCCGCTGCGCCTGCGGACGGCGAAACCGTGAATGTGGAAATCACCATTGATGACCCTTCCGGGTTCAACGGCGTAACGATTACCTGTGTGGATGAAACGGACGGTTCCTTTACCGATACCGCCACACTGACGGCTTCCAATAGAACCTGTTCCTTTGTCGTACCTATCGGGGATACCTACCACGTAGAGTTCGGCGCAGAGGACGGTTACTCGAAGCCTGACAACACAGAGTCTAAAGTATCCGTGGCGGGTGCTATCACCGATTACACGGCAACCTACTTCTATTTCAGTGCGTCTATCGCAGTGACCTTCCCTGTAGGAGCCGATGTGACCTGCGTATGTGACGGCACTTCCTATTCTGTTCAGGACGGCAACGGAAGTCACACCTTCCAGGTGCATAAGGTAGGTACATGGGTCATTACCGCCACAAACGGTACGGACACTTCCTCTGCCAATGTGGTCATCACCACGGACGGCCAGAGTGAGAGCGTTGCCCTGGCTTTCGTGAAAATCTACGGTATCAGCCGTGATGTGACCGCTACTTCCCCGGCGTGGGCGAGAACCGATGACGCTGTGGGCAAGACCGCTACCGCTTCTGTGGGTACTACCGCAGGCGCAAGCGATTTTGATGACTGCTATCCTTGGAGTGATATTCAGAGGGAAACCCTGTCCACAAGTGACGTGATGGTGAAAATCCCTAAATTCTGGTTCAGACGCTACAAGGAAGGCAACATTGAGCATATCCAGATTGCGGACAAGGCCGCTGCGGGGTTCACGCTCCATCCTGCTTTCAAACACGCAGGCGTGGAGTGCGACTACATTCATGTGGGCGCATACAAGACTTCCAGCAATAACAAGTCCGTATCGGGTGCTGCCCCGCAGGTCAATCAGACCAGAGCCACTATGCGTACCAACGCAAAGAACAAGGGCGCAGGTTGGAGCCTGATGGATATTGCGGCACTGTCCGCAGTACAGATGTTGATTTTGGTGGAGTTTGCGGATAACAACGTACAGGCCAAAATCGGACGTGGCTACTGTGACGGCAACTCTGCGGCGTTGAGTGTGGGTAGTTGCAATAGCGTTGCGAACCTGACTGGCCGTCCTGCCGGGACTGACGGCAAGGTGGACGTGGTATGGCGTGGCATTGAAGGACTGTGGGGCAACGTCTGGGAGTGGATTGACGGCGTGAACTGGAATGACGGTAAGTACTATGTGTGTAATGACCCGTCTAAATACGCAGACGATACCGCTACCGGGTATGAGCAGCTTTCCTTCACTGGTGCTACGAATTGGAGTTCCAGCTACATCACCCAGGAAGGTCTTGACACGGGCAACAATCCTCACGTCATGCTTCCTGCGGCGGCTGGCAGTGGCAGTGAGTCCACCTACCAGTGTGACGCTTGTTGGAGCAGCACGGGTTGGCGGGTGTTCGGACACGGCGGGCGTTGGAACGATGGCTCGAAATGTGGCTTGTTCACTGCGGATTTGAACGGTGACTCCTCGAACACGAACACGTACAGGGGTTCTCGCCTGCTTAAAATTCCCTCCTAAAGGGGGTGTGGGGGACTTTTCCCCCACAAGTGGTTAGAACGGATAGAAGAATGAACGTATAAGGCGAACAGTATAGCGGGTGTTCAAACACGGCGGTAATTGGAACAATGGCTCGAAATGTGGCTTGTTCACTGCGAATTTGAACAATGACTCCTCGAACACGAACACGAACAGGGGTTCTCGCCTACTTTTGTTAAATAGCATATTTCATAATGGTACTGTTTCGCCGTACCTATTGGTAAAAAATCTGTTTGGAGGGTGGGGTTAGTAGGTAGTTCTCGAAAGCCCCATAAGAAACAAAAGCAATGAAAAGAATTGGTTTCCTATACGAAGATATAGTGTCAGTGGAAAACTGCAAGGAAGCGATAAAGAACGCTTCCAAACATAAGAGAAAACGGAAGAATGTCCAGCTTATCCTACAGGATTTGGACGCTTATGCTGCGGATTTATCTGACAGGCTAATTCGTATGGACTTCCTCACTCCCTACACAGTCCGTGAGATTGAAGATGGTCTGTCCGGGAAGAAGCGGGTACTACATATCCCTTCCTTCTACCCTGACCAGTGCGCCCATCATGCTATCATGCAGGTGCTAAAACCCATCATCTCAAAATCCTCCTACTATTGGAGCAGTGCGAATATCCCGAAAAGAGGGATTGACCACGCTTGCAAAGGTGTGGAGAGGGCTACTATGAGGGACAAGAAACACGCTAAATACTGCGTGAAGATGGACGTTCAGAAGTTCTATCCTTCTATACCGCACGATAAATTGAAAGCCAGTCTGCGCCGTAAAATCAAGGATGAAAAGGCATTGGCCTTGGTGGATATGGTCATAGACTCTCATTCGCCGGGACTGCCTATCGGCAACTATACGTCACCGTGGCTGGCAGAGTTCTTTCTTCAACCTGTAGACCACTCCATTAAGCAGGAACACCATATCAGACACTACGTCCGATATGCTGACGATATGACGCTGGTGGATAGTAACAAACGGAAATTGCGAAAAGCCCTGTATTCCATCATTGCCCGGATAGCGGGACTGGCTATGCGTATCAAACACGACTATCAGCTATTCCGTATCCAGAAGAAATCCAGGGAACGCAAACACCGTAAAGGTCGAAAGATTGATTTTGTGGGACGCTGTTTTGGTATCGGGTTCACTACAATCCGAAAACGAAGGGCGTTGGCACTCATGCGGCAAAGCAGGTATATTCAGAAGCTACAGCGGAAGAAGCTGCCTGTGCCGTTCAAAATCGCTTCCGGGTTCCTGTCCCGTTGTTCGTGCCTAAAGCACACCAACTCACAGGGCTTGAAGCGGAAGTACTATGACACCGTAAATATCAAACAACTAAAGGAGGTAGTGAGCAATGAGAGTAAAAGGCAACATCATGCCCAGTGTGCTTAACATCGAAGATTACAGACCCATGCCCGGTTATGTTGAAGTCCGACTGCGTGAGAACTTCAAGGAAGTAACCGTGGTGGACGAGATGACCGAAGCGGTTGTGACCATGATTGAGTATGACGAGTACACCTTCATTCTCAAAAACAGGGACACGCTGCGTGAGGACATTGAAGCCAATATGGAAGATTGGCTTATCACAGGCCGCACATTGGAAGTCAATGAGGGGGCAAGTATCGTACAGGATATGAAAGCCGCCTTGGAAATTCTGGGGGTGAATGAATAATGGCACAGAATTACATCGAAAACGCACGGCTCGTCCGTGAAGCTATGGATTTTGCGGGGGCTACTCTGAATGAGGAAACCGCACTGGTATGTGTCCATCTCTACCGTCCGTGGGTAGTAGGCGTTGAGTACGCTGCGGATACCTACCTCACCTATGGCGAAAACAGTGTGGGTGACCCGCAGTTGTATAAGGTGGTGCAGGCGCATACCTCGCAGGCCGATTGGACACCTGACACGGTTCCTGCCCTGTATGTGCCTATCGGACTGGACGATGACGGCTACCCTGTCTGGTCGCAACCTACGGGAGCGCATGACGCTTACAATCAGGGTGACGTGGTGGACTTCAATGGAGTTCTCTATGAGTCCCTGATTGACGGGAACACCTATTCGCCTGAAACCTATCC